GTCGTCTTCGGTCGTCATAAGGTACCTTTCTCAGCCCACGCGCTTATAGGGAACCGTAACGACATTGTCTACGTATTTTTTTCATCGTTTCATCCAGGCTAGATAAATCAAGCACTTGCCGCTTGAATCTTCCTGCATGGCCATCTTCGGGCGGGGACAATCTGACTAGCGCGTCAGAGCTTGCGTTGCCCGCCAAACGCCTCCGCTGCCTCCTCCTGAAAATCCGGGTGATGGTGCCCGTACCCGTTCTCCAGCTGCTCCAACGTCATGCCGAGCCAGCCTGCGGCCTGCCAGCGGTCGGTGCCTTGCTGCATCAGCCAGGTCGCCGCGGTGTGGCGCAACGAGTGGCGCACGACGTCCTCGCCGAGGCCGGCGTCCTCCAGAATTCCTTCCCACGCTGAGCGGATCTTGCCGGCGAGCGGTTTGCCGTCGTGCATGCGGTTGACGACGAAACGGATCTCCTCGCCGACCTTCATCACGCCGGCCGCGCGCAGTTCCGCGGAGCGCTGCGCATCGAGCTTCCGCCAACGCACCAAATGCGGCCGCAGCCGGTTTGCGATTTTTGCCGGCGGCCGGCGTTTCTTAGTTTTGCGCTCCTCGGTCCCACGGCCCTGGTAGACCATCGCGCCCAGATTCATCCAGGGGTGCGTTGTGGTCGCCAGCCATTGCGTGCGCCGGATCGTCTCCTCACGCCTGGCGGAGTAGAGACCCACTAGGATGAAGCGCGCGGCCGGCCGGCGCCGGTTGATGACCCAGCGCGGCTGTCGCACCAGGCGCCCGCCCTCGCGCTTCCAGGTGCCTTCCTCCGAGTCCCAGACATAACCGAGGGCTGCGCCGAGTAACCGAGCGGCCTCGTTGCGCGTCAGCCAGCGCTGCCGGCCTTCAGCCTTCTCCGGAAGGATGATCTTAGGCACGAAGTTGAGCACGTGCTCGGCATGGTAGGCATTGAGGGCGGCGCGCAGATCTTCAAGCCGTCGGCGCGCAGTCTGGTCCGAGACGGCGGTACTGCGCGGCGCGATGCCAGCGCGCTTGTTGTTGTCGTTCTCCGCGCCGGTCGACCAGTCGACGAAGTCGCGGCAGAACTGGGCCTTGATGTCACCAACGACCTTCATGCCGAAGAAGGCGTTGAGATCGAGCAGGCGGATCAGAAGCAACTCATGCTGCTCCATCGCGCGCGGGTCGTTGCCCTTGGGCCGCTTCCTCGTTTCGTAAAACGTGAGAACGTCCGCTATCGCGAGGACACGAGGGTCGGTCGCGCCGACGGTAGTTGCGTGCTTTCCGCCGATGTAGCTTTCGAGCGCTTTCGAAGCGCCTTCAAGGTCGTCTCGGCCGCAACCTGTGCGGATTTGCTTTCCTCGGTCGAGGATGACCCAGACGCCTTCGTCTTCTCTGAACCAGAGGCGAGGGGGCTTGGCTTTACGGCCCGGCATGTGGGTTTAACCAGCTTTCGGATGGCGCGAGGTGTCGTCAAATCCTTGCCTGCCACGCGCGCGATTTCAAGGGTGCCTGAGGCGACCGCGCTACGAAGCGACGACAAGGTGAGGGGGCCATCTGGGAAGAACAGGGCGGTCGCTTCCAGCAGGGTGATAACTTCATCGTCCCCCCACTGACCCGGGTCGGGCCGGGATTTGACCCGGATTAGCTTGTCGCGGCTCATGCCGCCCTCCTGAAAGCTTTGCTGTCACCAAGCAATCGCGGTAACCAGGACGACGAGCACGACAACTGCGCAGGCGATCCATTGAGTTCTGATGACGGCACCGCGGTGCAGCGTGTTTTCTGCCCTGCTTTCCATCATGGAATGGGTCAGGATATCGAGCTTGTCGTGGATTGGATCGTCCTTGGTAGAGTCGCTCATGCCGACGCTCTCCTCATCGTTTGAACTACCGCCGCATATTGCTCGGCTAGCGCTCGCCAACCATCGAGCTCGATCGTCCTCTGGCGCTCTGCACGCTCAAACCGGTCGGCCTGAGCAGCCGATCGAGCGGCATTCGTCAGGGCCGCATCGCGGGTCTTCTCCGCGGCTGCAAGGTTGAGGGTGAGCAGCGCGACCGTGTCTCGAAGCTCTTGCAGCTCCTTGATGACGTCGCGCCGAATGATTGGCGGACGCGACTGGCCCGGGGCCAGAGCCGTCACGTCCGCCTGGGATCCGATGTCATCGGAGGGCGGTGACATCGGAATCTCAGAGATCACGTTCTCTCCTCGGCCGTCTGGCTGTCGATCTTCAACGCGCCAAGAACCGAACGCGCGCGGGCAGTGAGTTTCCCAGCGTCGAGAAACGGATCATCCTTGCGGCGGCTGCGTCGGCGCGGTCGAAACTTGCCGTCCTTGAAGTCGGCGTTGCAACGTTTCGTTACTGCGTCATCGAAGGGGATGTTCGAAAGTGCCCATTGGGGATTACCGTAGAGCTCGTAGCCGATGGTCGCCAGCTCCTGAGCAAGGAACGACTGATAGCGGAAGAGCAGCCCGGCTCGGGTAAGCTTTCGACCTCGCGCCAACGGCCCTAGGCGCTTTTTCGGTTGCTCCGGCGCCGTAGCCTTCATGGCGCTAGCGGCGAAACGCTGCATCTGTTCCAACTCGAGCCATTCGAAGTCCCCGCTGTCGCTGGATTGCCGCTCGATCATTTGGAGAAGGGCGGCAACGTCACGACCATTGTTCAGTTTCACGACGAAGGCCGCATTCAAGACGTCCCACGCCGCTTGGTAACAGACGGCATAGTAGAGGCTGGTGTCAGCAGCCTCCATCGAATGCTCCTCGATAAACTGGTTCTGCAAGTCGATGGCCTTCTTATGCCAATGGTTGAGCATGAAGACCGGTTGTCGCAGGAGGGTGTCATCTCCCATCTCGAGCGTGCCATAGATCGGATGGGGCGGGACTCCTGCCACGATAATGGGAGGGCTCTTCGCTCCGTTTTTCTTCGAGGCCGGCGGCGGTTTTCCCTTGCCGCGGACGGTCGCAGGTTTGGTGGTCGAGATCTGCAACATGGTTTGCTCCCTCAGTTCAGGCTTGCGATCGCAGCACAGCGGCGGCATTCGCCATCATGTGGCGAAGTTCGGTCTCGTCCGGCGCAAACAGCGAGTTACGATCGGTGTCGCCGGCTAACGTCACCAGTTCGATCGCTTCGGCCGTGTCAGTCGGGCGATAGTTGATGATGGCGAGCTCAGCCCTGCTGAGCCTGCGGTGCGCCTTCTCGACGCGTCGCGCTGCGGCACGGCAGCCCTTGGGGATCGACCGCTCGTGCGCCTGCTCCTGCCGGCGGTATTCGGCGAGGAGTTCATCAATTTTCGCTTGGACGGCCGTGCGTTGCTCGTCTGTCGTAGCCTCTTCCATGCTCTGGCGATGGTCGCGCTCGATGTCTTCCAGGCTGCGATAGTACCAAGAGCCTCCAGGGATGACTTGCTCGGGAAGGTCGCCCCGCTTGAGGCGCACCTCCTCGCTCTCGCCACCGTAGATTTTTACCTTGAGGCTGGGCGGCTCGCCGACTTTGTCCTGGGCATCGAGAGCCGCCTTAAGTTCGCGGCCGGCCGCTTGGAAGTCGGCGATCAGCTTTTCGAGAATGGGCTCTGCGGTCGGGCAGGCGAAGTTGATGACGCTGGCCGGCGCCGTTTGCATTGCGGTTGCCATTACGCAGCCCTCCGCATTTCCGGCTGATCGAGCGTCCAGCCATAGAGCTGGCCCCAGAGCGGTTCGATTGCCTCGGTGAAGCCCGTCAGAAGATCGGACTCCATCACGCTGACCTTGCCGGCCTCGGCTTTGGTCAGGTGCGAGTGCTCATAGCTGAGAACGCCACCGACGACGCCGAGCTGGACGGCGAGGATGCCGATCTGGCGCTGCTGAGCGGGTGTCAGGCGATCCCAAGCGGTGGCGGGATCGAAGGCCTTGATTTCAGGGAAAGTGGGTAGGCGGTCGTTTGGTGAGATAAACATCGTTGGCCCCGTCAGTTGATGACGAGGAGAAATATAGCCGGTCGGCTATGCTATGTCTATCTCTATTTAGCCGATCGGCTATGTTTGAGCGCATGCTCCAACTCTTTTACGAGCTCACGTGTTAGCTTGGGGGCGAAAAATGCCTGGCGAACAACGGCAAGAATTTCAATTTCAAAGTCCTTGATTGGTGGGCCGTTGAGGGGCTTAGCTGTAAATTTGCCCTTCGCGCGCGCCCGATCCAAGATCGCGATTATGTGCCTCTCGATACCTTTCGGCCTTATCAGGCAAAGCGAACCCAAATAGTTTTCATACGGATCGTCGTCTATTCCGGAGCATACGGACAGCAGGATCACGTCACCAAACCTAAATACCGGATACAGCGAGTCATCTCCGACCAAGCACCAGTAGTCCTCGACGCCGGCACGCAAATGGGTTCGGATTTCAAGTGGAAGATCGTCTTCGGACTTAAGAGCGTGGCCCTCCCCATCCTTGATGATGCTCTGAACGTAGATGATTGCTTTTTTGTCGTCGGAATAGGTGAGGCGAGGTGTGACAACCCGTAGTGCCTCCCCGATTTTGTCGGCCCATTCGTGAGTGAACTGGATCTTTCCCCGCTCAAGCTTGGATACCGTAATCCAATGAGACCCGATCGCGTCAGCAAGTTGCTGCTGCGTTAAGCCTCTTTTCTTGCGCCATTCGGCGATTCTGTTGGGAGCTTCTGCCATATAGCTTCTTCGCTTATTGCCTGCGAAGCGTCTATAGCCGATTGGCTAAGTTTTCTGGTTGGAGGGTCTTGCGGTGGCATAGCCGATCGGCTATATACATCGCCGATGCAGACGGTAACACCCAGATCATGGCGCAAGTCGAAGGGCCTCTCCCTGGCGGCAGCTGCGGCCATCTGCGGTGTTGCCGGCAAAAACCCGGCTAGAACTTGGCAGCGCTGGGAAACGGGCGAACGGGAGCCGTCGATCAGGGCCGTGGCGGCAGTCGAGAGAGCTAGTTGCGGCCAGATCAAGGCCTGCAACTGGAATGTGATTAGGCAGAGCTTTCTCAGTGAACAGAAAACTGCATCGCCCGATAGTACAGCGGGCCGTGACGCTGAATCATCTCGGCGTCCCAAGCCCGAAACCGAACAATCGCCGCCAGCTGATCAATATCTCGGGGCCGACGCTCCGGGAATTGCGCGCGGTGTCTCGTCTTCATCCGAACATCCTTCAATCGAGCCGGAGAGATCCGGCGCCGAATAAACGTTCGCGTCCCCCGATGTCGCCAAACAGAACGGGTCCGCGTGCAGAGTGTCCGTAGCGTAAGCGTGACGATTGCTCCGTGCTCTCCTGGAAACAGGAGTGGCACGGATGCGATCGGAAAAATCCGACAAAACGTCGGAGGTCAGAAAGATGGGGCGTCAAACGACTTTGACGGAGGCTGCACAGTTGCTGCGAGAGATCGCGGGCGAACGTGCAGCCGACGAGAGTATCAAGGCGGTGTTTCGACGCCTGAGCCGGCGCCTCAAGGGATGGTCGGACTCTCGCGTGAGAGACATCTGGTACCGCGACGAGCGCGTGAGCGTCCGGGCGTCTGAAGTTGAGCAATTGCGCGCTTTGGCTACGGCCGAGCGCCGTGGTGACGCAGGCACAAATGAGCTTCAAGAGCTTCGTGACAGAATATCTCGGCTCGAACGCCTCCTGGAGACGAACGACGAGGCGTTTCATAGCCAGACGATTGCTATCCTGCGGGATCAAGGGGGCAAAGTGGGTTGAAGCGCTAGCGCTCTGGATCGATCCCAGCCTTGAGGATGCGATTGATCCATGACGGCGGCAGTCCTTCCCTTTCCGCTCAGATTCCGCGTGTCCTTCATCGAGAGGCAAGCGGAAATCGCCGCCGCGATGCGGCCTGAGGCAGCCGAGCGGTATATTCAGAGGCAACTCCAGACGCAGGCCGTCGCGATGCGACGCAAGGGTGTCGGTGAAGCGCTAATCGCAATAGAGCTCGTCTCGATGGAGGGGGCAGTTCGCGCAGCTCTTTTGTGCTGGGGCGGACAATCGGGCGGTGCCAATTGAGCAGACAACGCCGCACAGCCATCGGAGGCCAATTCGCGCCGCGTCGCATCGATATGCTCCGCTCGCCGGCGTATTGCATACTCAGTCTGTCAGCGCGCCGGATCCTGGACCGGTTGGAGATCGAGCTAGCGGATCACGGCGGCACCGACAACGGCAGGCTGCCCGTTACTTACCAAGACTTCGAGAGCTACGGGCTCCATCGACAAGCGATCTATCCGGCCATCCAGGAAGTCGTCGCTCTCGGCTTCGTCGAGGTGACGGAGCAGGGGGTTGCGGGATCGACCGAGTACAGAAGGCCGAGCAAGTACCGGCTGACGTATCGCCACGCAAAAGGCCTGCCGGGCGACGGCACACACGAGTGGATGAAGGTCAGCGAAGCGGATGCGCCGATCCTGGCGGCCGCAGCTCGGACAGCCAAGCCCTCCAAAAAACAAAATCTGAAGTACGGAAATCGTCAATCCTCGGTACGGAAACCGCACCGAGAACGCGATTTCCTCGGTACGGAAACCACCACTACTGCCCAAGGTACGGAAACCGTACCACTATCTATATCTCGGGGAGGGGACAGTCAGAAGGCCCGCGGAGCGCGCCCACTCAAGGGCGCCGAAGCGAGCGGGCCGGGCACACCGGAGCGCACCGAGGTGATTCAGAACAGGATTGCCCAGCGCCTCGGCGCAGACGGCTGGCTGAAGCTGTCAATCCTCGAGCCCAGCGAGCTCGATCAGATCACAGCGAAGGAAGCGGCGGGCACGCTCGACCGTCTGGAGCTGTATGCCCTCTTCGCATCGAAGAGAAACGAAAGTGCTGCGTAATGCAGCAATCAACCTGGAGCCTAGTGCAATGTCGAACAATGAGAGCTTTGATTGGTGTGCAACAAACGGGGATGTGATTGTGCCGGAGCAGAGAGCAACCGCCGTCTATGTAAACCACTGGGGCCAAGCCGTCATCAAGCAGGAACGCGCCTGGAACGAAGAGGAAGATGTTATCGTCGTCATATGCAAGGAGTTCCTGCCCGACGTCATCGCTAGACTTCGTGCGGTTGTCGATGCAAATCCGCAGCGAACGGATCCTGATGTCCTAAAGCGGGAGGAGGCGGTGGAGCAAGAGGCCGCGAGGCAGTCCACGGCAGGTCCTGTTGCGCGCCCCACTGACGGATCGCTGGCATGACGGAAATTCGCGTCGATAGCGACAAAGCGGAGCGCATCATCTCCCAGACGCTCCGGGATAGTTACGGCTTGTTGCCGTCAAAAGCGAACGAAGCCGCCGCGGATCTTCTACGCCGGTTGAACTCCTCGATGCCGACACCGAGCAACCAACCATTTCAGGGTTTTTGCCTAATCCGATCCAGCCCGCCGCGAGCATCCACCATCGACGATGCGCTTTGGAAGCGCGTTTATGATCTGGCGGAAGATCTGCCACCGGGTGTCGCCGACGCGGTGAAGTGGTGAGCAGGAGAATGCCGCGTTCAGGAGCTAATTGATGCCCGATCAGAGATTGACAAGGCGGCAAGCGCAGGTCTGCGAACTCCTTGCCGTCGGCAAAACCAACAAAGAGATCGCTGCGGAGCTCCGAATGGCGGCTAGGACAGTCGAGACCCATCGAGCAGCAATCTACGAGAAGATGGGCGTTCGCAACGTGGTTGAATTGGTCAGGAAGACATTGGGAGCAACGGTATGACGGAGCGATATTGGGCGGTCGCGCAGACGGTTTCTAAGATGGAGCACATTGCGCGCCGGGACATCGAGAAGGGCGGCCACGGTGCTTTTCTACCGACCTACGCGCGTTCCTGGAAGGTCGACGGCCATGACTATCGCAAGGAAGTGCCGCAATTCACCGGCTACGTGTTCTTCATGACCTATGCCCGAGACTGGGCGGGGATCCCCGATATTCACGGCGTCTACCGTGTGCCCGCGAACCCCTGCGGCAAAGCACAGCGCGTCACCGATGAGGAGATGCTCAGGATGTTCTTTGGGCACGTGAGGGGCGAGCACAACGAGCAGGCCGCGCCTCGGTACACGCGCTACTACAATCCGAGCCGGCAGCCGACCAAAGGTAGGAAACGACGTCCGCGGCCTCGGCGCAGCAAGATGGTGAGAAACGCCGTGTCTATGTAGTCTCCACAATATGCAAATCGCCCAGCGGCATGGCATTCCTCAGTCAACGGTGTCGATGTTGGGTGCAACCCTTGCCGCCGGGCCTGCCACAACTATGGTTTAGGCCAGAGGGTTTTCATTGGGGATTTTCGGTGCAGGATTATCCAAATTCGACGTTGCGAGCGTGATTTGCCGCCGGCTGGCCCACCCGAGAACAGCTTATCTAAGATTGACCTCCCAAGCATGTCTGATGAGGTGCTTGGGGTAGCTGGACGGTGTCAGGCCAACAAATGCGTTGTGAGCGTCGATGTCGTCCAGCACGCCAGGTGGACGTTCAACGGGGAGTTGGTCGCTTGGCCAAAGGACGCGGAGCTTATGCTTAGCGGCGAAAGCGAGTTCGTCCACTTTGAACCCGACAACACTGGAACTGGCCGTCAGGAAGAATACCGGGCCAACGACCCAAGCGGTGCACTGCACCTCTTTTTTGAGGGCGGGCAGTCTATTGGTCGCTTCGATTTCAGTCGGCCTACTCCAAGCGATGTGGTTGGCCCCAGTTTGCCACATCGGTCCTTGTCTAAGACCTAGCCAAATGTACCACTTGGGAGGCGGTTCCTGCCATAGTCTAAGACGCTCCCTGTCAGTGAACGATGTTATTCGAGTTGCGGGGTCAGCGAACTCAAACACCATCGTGAACATGGCTGCCCACGCGGCTAGACCTCGTCGATTCCACGCCGTGAAATCTGGCCAAGTGTCACCGAGCATGGGTTCTAATGTCGGTCGGGCTTGAGTTTGAAGCCGGCTCATCCAGCCGGTATTGCATCGCTCGCAGACGAGCTTGAGTTTCTGATTTTTGTAATTTCCCCTTCGGTGTAGCATTCCCTCCTTAGGCGTAGGTAGGGGCCTTTGATTAGCTACATTAAATACTAAGTCGCTGGTTATGTGGCCGATGGCGCCTAACGGCGCAGGGAGGTGGGGTCCAAGCCAATCCGCCCAAAGGTGTTCGCCAGTGAGGGTAGTTCGGGATCCACAGAAAATGCACTCTTTTGGAGACTGGACGGCACTCATGCCAAAAGACTCTTATAGCAAAAAGGAAGCTCAGACTCGGTTCGAGACTGCGCTAAAGGGCGCGCTTAAGACGCCTCACGAGCCGCTGAAGGAAAGCCGAAGGTGAAAAAGCAGCCAAGAAAAATATCCGCCGATAAGAGTCGAGCAACTAAGCAGCCAGTTTAAGAGGCCAAAGCAGCTTGATCCCAACCGCGATGGCAAGGAAGCACAAGACCCACATAACGATCGGGCCCGACGCTCCTTCGAACGTGAATCCCAGCCCGCCAAACTTTATTCGGCCTTCCGTGCTCCTGAACAACGAGATGATAAGGAAGGAAGCTGCGGCCGCAAAGGGAAGTCCGATAGTCGCCGGGAAATGGTCAAAAACGAGATTCCACTTCTCGTTGCCCCATTCGGTGACGATGAAGATTACGAACAACGCGATACTGCCGATAATTCCGACGATAGCTGAAATGTAGACGATATTGTCCAGGTCTGCTTGATCGATGATCGGACCTTTGTCGTCGCCTTCGGTCATAGGCTCCCCTTTTTTGTGAGACGAAAACGCGACGGTTCTTAGTGGCGCTTCTGAGCCATTAACTTTTGAGCGTTGAGGAGTTGCGCCCGCTTCCTCGAAGCGTAGGCTTCAGGATGCTTTTCTTCAAAGAAAGCATCCAGTTCTGCGAAGTCCATGGAGGCGGTACTCCAGTTATCCGTAATCGCGTCTTCTGTCTCAAGGGGCGTGTGGATGTCCCAGTAGGAGCCGTAAATCACTTCGGTGCCGTGTTCGTTCTTGTAAAATATTCGATAGCAGGGCTGGACGCCGGCGCCTCGGATACCGATCCGCACATGAGCATTCCCGTGTGCCTTCAGGCACGTTTCCATCTTCTGCCTGACGCCGGCCAGATAACCGCGTTGATCAGCCAACGAGGGCCAAACCGACGCAAGTGTGGAATCCTTCGCAATGGCTTTAGGCAATTGAGCATCTCCCTAGGGTAAAGCCGGCATCATACTCAGGGTTGCGCGAAAAGTAAGCGCAATTGCGCGGCTCTGCCGATGTCTTTCGATCTAATCATGTCTTTCGATCTAATCACAACCTGACCGGAGGCAGGCGCTCAAACCGCCTGAGCCGATATGTCCAGCAAAGTAGTGAAAAGTGCTGCGCCGCCAAATGCAGGGAAGGGGCGGATCAAGGGAGTCCCCAACAAAACCACGGCGCTGCTTAAGGACGCGATCATTCGCGCTGCTGAGGCCGTGGGTGAGGATATGAATGGCAAGGGCAAGCTGACCGGCTATTGCAAATACCTCGCGAAGAACGAGCCCAAGGCGTTCGCAGCGCTTCTAGGCCGGGTGTTGCCAATGCAGGTGACGGGAGCAGACGGCGGCTCTCTGGTCGTCGAGGTCAGGCGCTTTGCGGATTAGCCTGCCGAACAAATGGGAGCCGAGACACTACCAGCGGCCCCTTTGGAACTACCTGGAAAAGGGCGGCAAGAGAGCGATCGAGATAGCGCATCGCCGTTGGGGTAAGGATGACGTTGCACTGCATCGAACTGCCATCGCAGCCCATGAGCGCGTGGCGTCGTATTGGCATTGCCTTCCAGAGTTTGCACAGGCCCGCAAGGCGGTGTGGACAGCGGTCAGCCCTCATACGGGGAAGCGCAGAATAGATGAGGCCTTCCCGCCCGAGCTGCGGGAGAGCACCAACGACAACGAGATGTTCATCCGGTTCAAGATCGGATCGACCTGGCAGGTTATCGGATCTGATCGTTACGATGGTCTTGTTGGCGCTGGCGTTGCTGGTGTTGTGTTCTCTGAATTTGCGCTCTCCAACCCGTCATCGTGGGGGTACATTCGCCCGATGGTGGAGGAGAACGATGGCTGGGCCGCGTTCATTACGACGCCACGTGGTCGGAACCATGCCAAAGCTATGTTCGACATGGCTAAGGCGAATCCAAAGTGGTTTGCTGAAGTCTCGACGGTTCACGATACAGGGGCGCTGAGCCCAGACCAGCTTGAAGAATCGCTGGCGGAATACATCGCGCTCTACGGCGAGGACGTAGGGCAAGCGCAATTTGATCAGGAATACCTCTGCTCGTTCAATGCCGCGATCCTGGGTGCTTACTTCGCCCGCGAGATGATGGCGCTGCGGGCTGAGGGCCGGGTCAAAGAGATTGAGCCGCTACCCAATAGGCCCGTTCACAGAGCCTGGGACATCGGCGTGAGGGACGACACGAGCATCTGGTGGTTTCAGGTCGTCAATGGCCAGCCGCGGATATTCGACTGCTACACGGCTTCCGGCGCTGGCGTCGATCACTACGCTGAGATCGTACACGCCAAGCCCTACGAGCCCGGTATCGACTTCGTTCCGCATGATGCCAAGGTCAAGGAGTGGGGAACGGGCCGAACCCGTGTCGAGACCATGGAATCGCTGCACCTTCGGCCGCAGCTCGTGCCGATGGCTTCGTTCCTGGATGGCATCAATGCGGCGCGCCTAACGCTCAAGAAGGCGGTATTTCACCCTCGCTGCGAGGATAAGGGCCTGGCCGCTCTGGAGCAGTACCGGCGCGAATGGGACGACGAGAAGAAGACATTCAAGGCCACTGACGTGCACGACTGGACGGCGCACCTATCCGCGGCGTTCCGGTATCTGTCGCTGTCATGGCGCAACGTGGTCGAGGTGATTGAGGAGCCCAAGCGGGTTCCGAAGCCCGGCCAATTCGTGCCCCCTCCGATCCGAGAGAGCACTGGGAAAAGGATACGCGTGTGACCGACACTGCCGGCATCCAAGGCCACAGCGAAGCGGGAGAGGAGGCGCGCGAGGACCGCGAGCCGAAGTCGTCCCGCGTTTGGCTGGCGATGATCGAGCAGGCCGAGCACGACTTCAAGGACTGGCAGACCAAGGCGGATAACCTCGACAAGCTCTATGCGAACCTGAACCATCTGGCGAGCGATAGCCGCGACCGTCAGTTTCAGATGTTCTGGGCCAATATTCAGGTGTTGGGCCCGTCGATCTATTCCCGGCCTCCTATTCCTGTCGTCGTGCCGCGGTTCAAGGATCGCAAGCCGGTCCCGCGCATGGCCTCCGAGCTATTGGAGCGCAGCACAGCGGTCGGGTTCGAGCTCGAAGACATTGACGGCATCATGCGCCTGGTGCGCGATGACCTGACTGTTGTTGCCCGTGGCTGCGCTTGGGTGCGCTATGAGGCGAACGAGGACGGCAAGGGGCAGCGCGTCTGCCTCGACTTCGCCGATCGCAAGGACTTCCTCCACCCGATGGCACGCACATGGCGGGAGATGCCGTGGGTGGCCAAGCGATCTTGGCTCTGCGAAGACGAGATGGAGGATCGGTTCAAGGAGACCTCAGGCGGGGCCTACAAGAACGCCTCATACGAGGTCCGCAAGACCGACGACAGCAAGGACGACGGCGAGAAGAAGGCCGGCGTCTGGGAGATCTGGCACAAGTACGAGAACAAGGTCGTCTGGGTCACTGAGGGCGTCGATGAGACGCTTGATGAGGGCGAGCCGCATCTGGAGCTGGAAGGCTTCTTCCCGTGCCCGAGGCCGGCCTATGGCACGATACAGCGCCGTTCGCTGCTGCCCGTGCCGGACATGCTGTTCTACAAGGACCAGCTGGAGGAGATCAACGAGCTTACGGCCCGCATCGGCGCGCTGAGTGATGCTCTTCAGGTCAGGGGCTTCTACCCGGCCGGTGCTGGCGAGCTCGGTGATGCCATTGAGACCGCGATCAAGTCCACGGTCGGCAATCAGGTCCTGATCCCGATCTCGAACTGGTCGCTGCTGGGTGGCGCTTCAGCCAAGGATACCATCGTCTGGCTGCCGATTGACCAGGTAGCAACGACCATCGTCCAGCTGGTGGAACTGCGCAAGCAACTGATCGCCGACGTTTACGAGATCACGGGACTTTCGGACATCATGCGCGGCGCTACCGAGGCCAGCGAGACGGCCACGGCTCAGCAGCTCAAGAGCCAGTACGGCTCGGTGCGCATCAAGGACCGGCAGAACGAGCTGGCGCGGTTTGCGCGGGATTTGGTGCGGATCAGCGCCGAGATCATGGCCGAGAACTTCACGTCCAAGACCATGCTCGAAATGTCGCAGCTTGACATCGAGACCGATGCGGACATCAAGGCCAAGATCAAGCCGCTTGAGCAGCAGATCAAGGCGATCATCGCCAAGGTCGAGCAGGCCAAGGCCGATCCACAGATGATGCAGCAGGCTAAGGCCAACCCTGAGCAGGCGCAGCAGATGCTACAGCAGGCCCAGCAGCAGGCGCAGGGGCTCAAGGAGCAGATCGACGAGCTGAACGAGATTGCGACCGTCGAGAAGGTCATGAAGCTGCTTCGTGACCAGAAGACGCGGCCCTTCGTGCTGGACATCGAGACGGATTCGACCATCGCGCCGGACGAGAACGCGCAGAAGCAGCGCGCGACCGAGTTTATCACGGCAGTCGGCGGCTTCATGGGGCAGGCGATTCCGCTCGTGCAGGCTGTTCCTCAGGCCTCCAAGCTGATGGCCGAAACCCTGAAATACGTGGCGGGTCAGTTCCGCGCCGGCCGCCAGTTGGAGGGCGTGATCGAGGAGTTCGCCGACGATATGGCGACGATGGCCAAGCAGCCGAAGCCGCCGGACCCGGCACAGGCGAAGGCTCAGGCTGACGCTCAGGCGACGCAGCAGGCCATGCAGGTCGAGCAGCAGCGCCACGAGCGCGAGCAGCAGGCCGCTCAGTTGGAACAGCAGCGCAAGGACACAGAGGCTAAGGCCAATCAGGAGCGTGAGGCCACGCGGCTCCAGACTGACCTTGCCAACAAGGCCGCAGACGAAAAGCGCAAGGAGAGCGAGCTGAACGCAAAGCTGGCAAACCTTGGCGCCGAAGAACAGCGGAAGGCGCAAGAGCATGACCAGGCCATGGATATTGGCCTGCTTCAGCTCGAAAAACTCCGGCTCGAGATCGAGGGCGTGAAGGTCAAGACGGCAGCGACCGTTGAGACTACCAAGGCCCAGATCGAGCACACCGAGACGCAGACCGACAACGCCATACGGTCGACCGATGCAAGTGTGCAGGCAACGGCTGATAGCACTGCAATCAAAGCCCAAGCGGCCAAGAGCAAGGAGCCGGCGTAATGCGCGGCACTTGGGTCATCCGCAACGGCAGGATCGTCGAGAAGGGCGGATCAGAGGACGTTCGGCCGGCACCGGCGCGATCAGACCTGCCTTTCCCGATGCTCATCAGCGACGAGATGCAGGCGTGTGAGCACGTTGACGGCAGGTTTTACACGTCGAAGTCCGAGTTTCGGAAGGTCACGCGCGCGAATGGCCTGACCGAAGTCGGAACTGAAAAGATCAATCGACCACGGCCGAAGGTGTCCAAGGCAGAACGTGCTGCGGGCATTGACCGGGCCGTGGAGCGGGCAGCCGCTCGCGTCCTCTAACCGCACCCTCTCAGACAGGATGATACCATGACCGATGCAGCAGTTGTCGCTGATAGCGCACCCGCGCCAGATGCCGATGTTGGCGGTGCCGTCATCAACGAGAACGCGCCCGGATTTAACTCACCGCTCGGCTCGCAGATCCCGCCTGAGGCTCAGGCCAAGGCAGAGGTCCCGGCCAAGCCCGCATCGCTCGACGACAGCATTGATCGTGCCATCGCCAAAAGCGCGGCCAAGCAGGCCGAGCCGAAAGCGGATGCGAAGGTAGACCCGAAAGCCGACGCCAAGGCTGAACCAGTCAAGGAAGCGCCTGTACGAGGCGAGGGCGGCAAGTTCGCTCCCAAACAGCCCGACGCCGCGGCTGCCGTGGCTCAGGATGCGGGCAAGCAGGCCGAGCCTTCCAAGCCGAGCTTCACGGCCAGCGAAGCCCCGACGCGCTTCTCTGATGATGCCAAGAAGGAATGGGCGACGACGCCGGAGCCCGTGCGCCGGGAGACCGAGCGCGCGATCAAGGAACTGACGGACGGCTTCCAGAAATACAAGCAGTCGGCCGAGCGCGACCAGGGACTGGCCGAGTTTCACGAGATGGCCGCCAAGAGCGGTACTGACGTGAAGACGGCGCTGTCCAAGTATACCGCGCTCGAGGGCCTGCTTCGCTCCGACCCGATCAAGGGGCTGAACGAGGTCTGCAACAACATGGGCCTGTCGCTTCGTGACGTGGCCGCGCATGTGCTGAACCAGAAGCCGGAAGAGCAGGCGAGCCAGCAGGACGCCGTGATCCGCGAGTTGCGGCAGGAATTGGCTGCGATCAAGCAACAGGTCGGTGGTGTCACCCAGACCATTGAGCAGCAGCGCGAACAGGCGACGCTGACCGAGATCAACAAGTTTGCTGCGGAGAACCCGCGCTTCGAAGAACTGGCGGACGACATCGCCTTCTTCATGAAGTCGGGCCGCGCGAAAGACCTTCCTGAAGCCTACCAACTGGCGGAACGGCTCAACCCCGCGCCCGCCGGCCAGGCCAAGGATGCTGCCCCCGCAGCCTCATCCGCTGCACCCGAGCCCCCGGTTCATCCCGACAAGGGCCAGAAGTCCATCAACGGCGCCCCTTCAGCAGGCTCAACCCCCGCAGCGAAGAAGCGCGTCACCCGATCACTCGATGAAGCCCTGGACCGAGCCTTTGGGCAGGCAGGGTAGGAGATAACAAATGGCCATTAATCCGGTCGCAAACTACCAGCAGGTGCTTTCGATGGCACTTGAGGAGCGGGCGCCTGCTTGGCAGGATCTCGTTTCAAACGGCAATGCGCTTCTCGCTGTGCTTCGTCGCAAAGGTCTGTGGGAGTCCTATTCTGGCCCCCGCATCCGCGAAACCCTCCAGATCGCCAAGCAGGATGCCCAGTGGTATTCCGGCTATGACTTCCTGGAAAATCCGCCGATCGAGCTGTTCAACGACGCCTACTACACCCCCAAGATGGTGGCCGTCCCGATCAGCCTGACGATGGAAGAGATCCTGAACAACCAGGGATCGAACCAGCTCAAGCCAGTCCTCAAGTCCTACATGATGGCAGCGGAAGGCGCGCTTGAAGATGCTATGGACCAGGGCATCCACTCGGATGGCACGGCCAACGGCGGCAAGCAGATTACCGGCCTTGCGGCGGCGGTTCCGATCGTCACCAACTCCGGCACCTATGGCGGCATCGACCGCGGCGCCAATGCGATCTGGCGTACCACGACCTACGACATCCACACGCAGTTTCCGACCATCGGAACGCAGGCGACATCCACGACCATCCGTCCGATCCTCAACCGCGTCATGACGGCCCGCTCCCGTGGCCGTCGCTATGCGGATTTGCTCCTGATGAGCCCGGAGCATTATGAGGCCTACGACGCGGCCACGCTGGCGATCCAGCGCACCACCAACTCGTCGAGCGAGCTCGGCAAGCTGGGCTTCTCCTCGCTGGAGTACATCGGCGGCGGCAAGCGTGCGGAAATCGTCATGGATGGCGGTATCGGCTCCAACATGCCCGCCAATACCACCTACGGTCTGGACACCGACAGCCTCCGGCTCCGGTACAACGCCAGCCGCAACTTCGACAAGCTGTTCGAGGGCGATGGCCAGAAGCCGATCAACCAGGATGCGCTTGCGCAGTTCATCGGCTGGATGGGCGAGCTCACCATGACCAACCCGCTGTTCTGCTGGCGCTTGTACGACAGCGTCCCGGCGTCGTGAGGTAAATGATGATCATCACGGTTGGCACATACGCCGATATCGTGGCGTTGAAGGCGGCTCTAGGGCCGCCGAAAGCGCTATTTTATCGGTATCTCGCAGCAAATCCGCCGTCTCCGGAGCAGGCGAACGTACTGGCTATCTACGAAGGCGAGCTCGCCTTCAAGACCGGTACTTTGACCAGCCCGGTAACGGTGCCAACTCCATCGGTAATTCTGGGAGATTTCCCGGAGGCTGTGGAGCTTTCATCCATCAGTTACACCTAAGGGAGCCAATAAAATGGTTGCATCTATTCCCGTCACGCCGAGCCTCGGCATCGACACTTCGGCCGTCTACAAATCGACGGACAGCTACAACTACAGCCGCATCCCGCTCGGCACGACCATCCGTGCGCAGAACGGGCGCATGTACGTCTTCGTGCAGGCATCTGCGGGCATTGCCGATGCTACGGCGTCGGTCCTGACCGAGCCTGCGATGACTGTCGCCGGTGGTGCCGGTGCGTACACCACCCGTTCAGGTGCTGTGTCCACGGGCGATCGGTTCTGGATCGAGTCCAACGCGATCTAAACGACGACCAGGCGGGGCTGCGGCCCCGCTTCCCCCTTTGCATTCCCTCAGACGGAGAAATCCAGTGCTCAACAAAGCCGATCCACTCGTTGTCCCCATCTTCAAGATCCACACCACGAAGAACGACACCAAGAGCCGAGAGGCGGGCCGGCCGATCTTCGACGATATGGAGGTGGTCGAGGTCCGTTTCGCAGGCGACCGCAACAAGATAAGTGTGTTCCCGGCTCACACCATTTGCGGCGAGGCTGTCGACGACAATGGCGACACCATCAGGATTACCTATGCAGAGCGCTGGGCAGACCAATACAAGCGCTTCAAGGCCAAGTCCCAGCAGATTGCCGAAGGCACGCCGGTCGATGAGCTGCCGTTCCTGACGCAGGCCAAGCGCTCCGAGCTCAAGGCGCTCAGCATCTACACTGCGGAGGCTCTTGCAGCTCTCGACGGCCAGCCGCTGAAAAACCTCGGGCAGGGTGGCCGCGAACTGAAGAACCAGGCTCAGGCCTATCTCGACAACGCTTCTGGCTCTGCCAACGTAACGAAGATGGCGGCCGAACTTGAAGAGCTTCGTCGTACCGTCGCCGAGCTCCGATCCGACAAGTCGCCGTCTACTGATTCACAATTCGCGTCGTGGACCTCCGATCAGATCAAGGATTGGATCGAAGAAAAGATCAGCGAGCGCCCGAAGGGGAACCCCTCGCATTCGACGCTGGTTAAACGTGCGGACGAGATCGCCATTGGTCTCGCCGATGAACAGGCAGCCTAGGGGGCTATCATGATTCAATCGACCGACGTGGTGTTTCGCACGATCGAAGTTCCGATCGTAACCATCAACGACTCGAACGATGACGACAAGCGCACGATGGACATCATCGAGCTTTCATATCCCGATGGGAAGGTCATTGCATTCCCGGCAGACGACAAGAGCCCAGAGACCGGCAAGCGCTACCGCGAGATGTATCCGGAGAAATTCGAGGCATTCAAGAACGGCAAGATCGACCCTGACCGGGCCGAACAGTTGAAGCAGGAGATCGCGGATCGCCAAGCTGAGCTGGACGGCACGAAGAAAGCTCCTGATGACGAGCGGGTGCAGGAAAACCTCGGCTACGGCGAGATCAAGCCGGGTGAGAGCCCGCACGATGCGACCAAGCCGGCGGGCATCGAGCAGCCGGCACTGCTCGGCCCCGATCCGGTCGTGACGGAGCTGCCTAAGAACGGGCTTGGCGCTTCACCGAAGATCGGGCCGGTCAAGGAGCCGGCATAAATGACCCTGCTGTCGGCTTGTGTGGAAGCAGCTATTGAACTGAACCAAACGGAGCCGACAGCTATCTTTGCTTCTACGGACAAGTTATCAAAGGAGCTTCGCGTTCAGGCGAACAAGTCCGCGACCGCGATCATGAAGGCCTATGATTGGCAGGCGCTGACCAAGCGCGCGACGATCACAGGCAACAGCGCTTTAAAGGCATTCAGCCTGCCGAGCGACTACGATCGGATGGTTTCCAAGACGAACCTCGCCAGCAGTGCTTCGAACATCGATCTGGTGAAGGCGACGGACCTGGACCAGTGGGATTATTTCCAGAACCATCTGAGCACGACCGTGCCGGGGTATTGGATGATCCTAGGTGGCCAGCTTCAGGTCATGCCGGCGCCGGGCACCGGTGTGGTGCATTCCTACTATTACGTCAGCAAGAACTGCGTGACCGGAGACAAGCCCGCATTCACTGCGGATTCCGACACGTTCGTCTTGCCCGAGCGCCTGCTGACGCTGTCGCTAATCTGGCGCTGGCGAGCATCCAAGCGGATGGAATACGCCGAAGATCTGACCAACTACGAAATCGCGCTCGCCGAAGAGACTTCAAAGGACAAGGGAAGCCGAGTGCTTGTGGTTGGCCGTCAGCGCGTGCCGTACAACGTCAAGACGGCCTACCCGGGGCCGCTCGGATGAGGCGCCCCGCAGCGCCGGTCAAACCGCGACTGGCAAAGATGGCAACATTCCCGGCGCCGGTTGGCGGCTGGATCAAGAACGTCAATCTGGCGACGCCCGACGCACGCCGGCCTGACGGATCAAGGGTGAACGGCGCGTTCCTGCTTGAGAACTGGTTTCCAACCGCGACCGGAGTTCGGATGCGGGCCGGTTCAAGCCTATTCGCAACGATTGGTGACGGGACGCGCGACGTTGTTTCGATGTTCGCCTATGCGAACGGCAACAACCAGAAGCTATTCGGCGCGACCTCGAACGCAATCTATGACGCGACGGCGGGCGGAACTGTCACGTCGGCCGCGGTCGGAAGCCAGACCAGCGGCGACTGGTCTTTTGTCCAGTTCTCGAACACAGGTGGGACCTTCCTTCGCGGCGTCAATGGGGCCGATACGTCCCAAGTGTTTGACGGAACTGCATGGGCGACGACGCCGGCACTGACGGGTGTCTCGTCGAGCGCTCTGACGCACGTTTGGTCTCATCAGCGGCGCCTCTTCTTCATCCAGGGTGGTACGCTTGATGCTTGGTATTTGGCTGCCGATGCCATCGGCGGCGCACTAATGAAGCTGCCGCTGGGCGGCGTGTTCAAGCGCGGCGGGTCGCTTTTGTTCGGGGCTTCCTGGTCCCTGGAGACCGGGGCCGGTCTTTCCGCTCAGTGTGTGTTTGTTTCAACGGAAGGTGAGGCGGCGGTCTATCAAGGCACAGACCCGAGCACGGCTTCCACGTGGTCGCTTGTCGGTGTCTATCGGATCGGCAAGCCGCGCGGGCCTAAAGCCAAGATCGATGCCGGCGGCGACATCGTCATTGCGACGGACGTGGGGTTCGTCCCACTTTCGCAGGCCGTGCAGCGCGATTATGCCGCGCTCTCGCCGGCCGCGATCTCGTATTCGATCGAAACGGCATGGAACGAGGCCGTTGCCGATCGTTCGGCATCAAACTGGCATTGTGAGGTATGGCCCACAAAGCAGATGGTGCTGGTGGCGCTGCCAACGCCATCGGGCCAGACGCCAACAATGTTCGTGGCCAATGCGAGAACCGGGGCATGGGCGCCCTATACGGGCTGGACAAGCACATGCCTGCAACTATTCGGGACGCGCATGTTCTTCGGATCTACCGCTGGCAAGATCGTCGAGGCCGAGGTTGGTGGCGCTGACCAAGGCATTTCGTACACGGCATCATGTGTACCGTTATTCGATCCGCTGAAGTCTCCGGCGGCGCTCAAGACAAGTCTTCTGATGCGCGCCACGGTGCGCGCTCCTGTCGAGGTCGTGCCGCAACTGTCGCTGCAAGCTGATTTCGTGGTCAATATGCCGACCGTTCCTGATGCGGCCCTCGTTTCGGCAGGCGATGTGTGGGGCGTCGGTATCTGGGGTGTGGCGAAGTGGGGCGTTGCTCAGATTCTCAAGGTATTTCAGCGCTGGCAGTCGGTTGGAGGTAGCGGATACGCGATTGCGCCGGGTGTCCAGATCACGAGCGGCAATATCTCGGCGCCCGACCTCGAGCTCGTTCAAGTCGACGTGACCTATGACCAAGGCGATATCGTTACGTGATCGTCACGGATGAGCGGGTTGCGCGCTTTGTCGGAGAACGGTGTGGGGTAGTAGTTGCCCCTCCCTTCACGGCCATGGGGATTGAGCGCGAAGGACAGATCACGGCCGGCGTGCTGTTCAACTACTACACGGTGCACGATATCGCCGTCACCGTGGCTGGAGAACGCTTCAACCGCGAGTTTTTGGTCGCAGTCGGCAAATACGTTTTCGTCCAAATTGGGTGTTTGCGCATGTCGATGATGACCGAGCAGCCAAAGGTCATCGACCTTGCCATCAGGCTCGGAGCCAAGGTTGAAGGCGTGAAGCGAGATTATTTTGGCAAGGGCAGGGACGCCACAATGCTTGGCATCCTGCGCGAAGACTGGGGTTATTGATGCAAGATTCACCGAGTCCGCCTCCCGCGCCTGATCCGGTAGCCACTGCAAAGGCGCAGGGCGACATGAACCAGAACACTGCGACGACGCAGCAGCTTCTGAACATGACCAACCAGGTAACGCCTGATGGCTCCCTGACGTACAACCAGAGCGGGACAAACTCTTTCACGGGCGCTGACGGGAAAACCTATAGCGTTCCGCAGTTCACGGCGACGCAGACGCTCTCGCCGACGCAGCAGCTGCTTAAGACGCTGTCGGACAAGACCAAGCAGAACATCGGCCAGATCGGCGTCGACCAGTCGGCCAAGATCGGCGGCATTCTCGGGACCAACGTCAACCTCAGTAACGACGCCGTGGAAGGGCGGCTGATGGATCTGGCGACAAAGCGTCTAGATCCGCAGTTTGCGCGCAGTGAGGACGCTCTTCGGACGCGCTTGAGCAATCAGGGTGTGCAGCCTGGCTCGGAAGCATGGAACGCGGAAATGACGCAGTTCCAGCAAGGCAAGAACGACGCGCTTGATCAACTCCTGCTGAACGGACGCCAGCAGTCCGTCAACGAAATTCTCACTGAGCGTAACCAGCCCTTGAACGAGATTTCGGCACTGATGTCGGGGTCTCAGGTTTCACAGCCGAACTTCACAAGCACGCCGCAGACGCAGGTTGCTGGTGTCGACTATGCCGGCATGGTCAACAACAACTACAATGCACTGAACGATCAGTACAAGACGCAGATCGGGCAGCAGAACGCCGCGATGGGCGGCCTGTTTGGGCTCGCCGGGACGCTCGGTGGCTCTGCCATCAAGTACGGCGCACCACTCATGATGATGTCTGACAGGCGCCTGAAATCGGACATTGAGCGCATCGGCATAACCAAGCATGGCTTGCCGCTTTACGAATACACGATCTTCGGCGAGCGCCATCGCGGCGTGATGGCTGATGAGGTCGAGAAGGTGATGCCTGAGGCTGTGGCGGCACATTCGAGCGGCTTCAAGATGGTCAATTACAGCATGCTGGGGCTTGCCTGATGGCCGCGTTCACCTGGGGCGATGCCGGCGCACAGCTCACGCCGGAGGCGATTGCTGCGCAGCGTAAGATCGCTCAGGCCATGATGGCACGAGGTGCGGACTATTCGCCCGTGCAGTCGTGGACACAGGGCGCAGCGCGTGTCGCTGAGGGCCTCATGGGCGGCCTCGATGCCGGACGCGCTGACATGGCCGAGCGACAGAACGCTACGGCTGAAAAGGAGTTGCTAGCATCGCTGATCGGCGGCGGCGCACCTACCAATATCGTCCCGCCGGTGGCAGCAGTAGCTCCTTCTGCTCCTGCTGTGGCTCCTGCGGTTGCACCGGCAGCCGCCGGTGATGCAGCCTCTGCAATCGCCAGCATCGAGAGCGGCGGCAAGTACGATTTGCTCGGGCCCGTCACCAAGACCGGCGACCGTGCCTATGGCAAATATCAGGTCATGGGCGCGAACATTCCAGAGTGGACAAAGGCCCATCTCGGTCAGGCTCTGACGCCCGAGCAGTTCCTTGCAAACCCGCAGGCACAGGACGCGGTGTTTCAGGGTCGCTTCGGGCAGTATGCCCAGAAGTACGGCCCCGAAGGCGCAGCTAAAGCATGGTTTGCCGGCGAAAAGGGCATGAACAACCCGAACGCCAAAGATCAGCTTGGCACGTCGGTGCAGTCCTATGCTGATCGTTTTTCGAACGCCTATGGCGCGCCTGCACAGGTTGCCGCGGCAGATCCCGCAGCATTGCCAGTCAACGCGCAATCGGCCGAAGGCTATGCCATCCCCGGCCAGCCTTCTCCAGGCGTGCAGGCGGTTGCCGCTGCGGCTCCGGCATCCGGCATCAATCCCAAACTGCTCACGGCGATGGCGAGCCCCTACGTTAGCGACGGCACCAAGAAGGTGCTAGGGATTATGCTGCAAAGCCAGCTTTCGAGTGAAGGCGTGACGCCGATCGATGCCGGCAACAAGATCATTCTGACGGATAAGCGCGGCAATGTCGTGCGCGAGCTGCCGAAGGGCGAGCCGAACAAGGGGCCGGAATACGGCGTCATCGGTAAGGACCAGTTCGGCAATGAGCAGTATGGCTGGCGCGATCCGCGAACGCAGTCTGTTACGCCGGGTCCGCAGCAGGGCGGCGCAACGGGTGCGCCTCCGGTCATTACCGCTCCTGACGGCTCCACTGTCCCGGTTCTGCCTGGCCAAGATCCCAAGGTGATCCGTGAGGCCGTATCCAAGGCGGCGGCTGGATCTGCTCTTCCTGCCAGCTTCGACGATACCACGAAGCTGCGCCACGAAGTCACGCAGCTGCCGTCCTATAAGAACATCGCTCAGGCTGCGCCGATCTATAAATCGATGGTGGAGACGGCCGGGACAAACTCAAAGGCCTCGGACCTCAACCTGGTCTACGGCCTCGGCAAGATCATGGACCCGAACTCGGTGGTTCGTGAGGGCGAAATGGTCATGGTCAAGAACACGGCCTCGCTGCCTGATTGGCTGGTTGGTGCTGCCAACTCGCTCAACGGCGGCGCTGCGCTGACGCCAGAGACGCGGGCCGCGATCCTCAAGGAGGCCCACAACCGCATCACGTCCTACAAGACGATGTACGACCAGGATGCCAACCACTACCGCGGCATTGCGACACGAAACCGGGCCAATCCGCAGGATGTCGTGCCCGATTTCGGGGAGTTCAAGCCGTATGCCCCAGCGGTGGCGCCGACCCCGGCCGCCATTGATGACCTCGTGAAGAAGTACAGCAAATAATGGCGACGCTGGACGAACTCGGGAAGGCACTCGTAAACGCTGACGCCGCGGGCGACGCTGATGCGGCTCGCGCACTCGCTGGCGAGATCACGCGACTGAGGCAGTCCGCGGCACCCGCGACAGCTCCTATCGTTGCTTCCGCCGACCCGTTTGCGGCTTCAACCGGCGCGGAAGTCCCGCAAGCGCTCGCCTCAATGGGCTATGGCGAGCTCGCTAAAACCGCAGGACGCACAGCTGACAATATCGTCCGTTCCGCTGCAAACAGTCTGACCTTTGGCATGGCCGATCGCTTTGCCGGTGGCATGGATGCTCTCACTGGTCGTGCCCCATCCTACTCGGAAGGCGTTAAGACGCAGCATGCCGAAACCGAGGCGCGGCGCGCGGAGCAGCCCGCGGCGACTGTGGTCGGCGACGTCGCGGGCGGACTGACAGGCGGCGTTGGCCTCCTCAAGAGCGGCGTCACGCTCGCCGGCCGCGTTGGTCCGGCGCTGCTGCCGCGTGTCATTGGCTACGGTGCGGAAGGCGGTGCTTATGGCGCAGCGCACGGCGCGGGCAGCACTTATTCCGAGCGGATCGCCGACTACATCGAGGCAGCCAAGAAGGGCGGCACCGTAGGTGCAATGGTCGGTGTCGGCTTGCCCGTCACTGGTGCTGTCGCCGGTGGCCTCTATCGCACTGGGGCAGCTTTTCTGGGCCCGCGCGTCGAAGGTGCGAGCCGGGGCGCGTCTGCGTTGCTCCGCGGTGCTGCACAGGCGGACGAGGCGGGACTACGGGCGCTTCCCCAGATGGGGCCGGATGCAATGCTGGTCGATGCCGGCCCAGCCATGCTGGGCCTCGGGCAGGGCGCCGGTACGGGCACAGGTGCGGGCCGGACGGCACTGGTGGACGCACTGCGATCGCGCGATGCCGGCACAGGGCAGCGGCTGGCTACGGCGCTCGATACGAACCTTGGTCCGTCGCCAATCCCTTCCAGGATCGAGGCTGGTCTATCTGGCGATCGAGCCTATACGAGCTTGGATTACCAGCCGCTGTTACAGAACGCGCGCCCCACCAATACCCGCGCGCTGGCTGACCAGCTTGATAACATCGCTATCGTCGAGCGCGGCGGGGCACAACGAGCGGCGCAGCAAGTGCGTGGCATGCTCGACGGTGAGCCGCTAAGGAACGCCGCGCCAGGCGCTCGGCCGCCACTGTCGGATGATCCGGCGGTGCTGCTCAATACCCGTGAAGCCATTGACGGCATGCTTTCGACTGAAGCTGACCGAAACACGATCCGGGTTTTGACACAGACCCGGCAGGCGGTTGACGAGGAATTGGCCCGATCGGTTCCGGGGATCAAGGCGATTGACGCCCAGCTTGCGGAATCGCATCGCCAATCGGCCGCCCTCCAGCGCGGCTCCCAGGTTCTCGATAGCGGAAAAACCGCTGTTCGCCCCGCGGAGCTCGCTGACGAAATCTCGCAGGGCGCATTACCGCAAGGCGAGATGGTCGGCCCCTCGGCCGCGCCTGTTCGGCTCCGGCAGGGCACGCGGGCCGAACTCGATCGGCTGGTGGGCACCAACGTAAACGACCTGAACACGCTCGAGCGCAAGATCGGCACGCCTCAGGACTGGAACAGCCAGAAGCTGGGGACTGTGTTCGGCGATGGCCCGGTTGCCAACGTCGCCAAAGCGTTGATGGACAATCGCCGCTTCCGGCAGAGCTATCAGGACATCGTCCAGAACTCGCAGACTGCTCAGCGCGTCGAGGCCGCGGCCTCCATGCGCGGCTCAGAGGGCGGCAACGTCCCGCATGATGTGACAATGACCGGAGTCGGGCTGAAGGCTCTCAACGCAGTTGCAAAGGCTATCTCCGGCGCAAGCAACGCACGGACAAAGGACGAGATTGGGCAGATACTGGCAAGCCAAGGGCCGGCCGTGCAGCGCGTCGCGCGCGCTCTGTTGGATTCGGCACGCACGACCGGCGAGAACTCGCGGGCGATCAGTCGTGTTCTGTCGTCGCCTTACTGGATTTCCGCAACTGAGCCTGGCGTCGGTCGTAGAGCCACGCAATGAGGCACATTGCGACGATCCAAATGAAAGCGCCTGTGTAGAAGCTCTGGGCCCCGAATAGGGCAAGCCAAAGGTTTGCCAGCCAAGCGACGAGTGCGAGCAGAGCTAGCCCTGCAACGAATTGAAGCATCCCGTCAGCTTATCTGAACGGATAGCTTTCTCAAAGGCTCGCTTAACGCGGGTCCTTTTTATGTGAGGCAGTGACTTATGCCATCTGATAGCAACGGCAACTACGCGCTTCCAGCCGGCTACCTCGCGGTGGGCGGCGATACAATCTTGCCGAGCCAGCACAACCCGCCACTTGAGGACGTGGCAGCGGGGCTGACCGCGCGATTGATGCGCAGCGGTGCTGGCGGCATGACCGGGCCTCTCAAAGCGGCGGACGGCTCAGCAGCAGCGCCGAGCTACACATTTGGAACGGCGTTGACAACGGGGTTTTACAAGACCTCGGGCGGTTTCGGCGTTTCAGTGGGTGGCGTTGCTGTAGGTGGGTTCGACTCGAACGGCTGCATCTACAATGATCAGTCGGTAACCTATCCGAAGCTCGTTGCGCCAAGCTCGGCCTCGCGGTTGCTAGGCTCGAACGGCAACGCCGCGCTGACCATCACAGCCGCCGCGAACAATGGATCGGGCCTGATCCGCCTTACAGTCGCGAGCACGGCAACATTCACGACCGGCCAGAAGAAGATCGTTGCTGGCGTTACCGGCACCACAGAGGCGAACGGCCGCTGGACGATCACAGTTGTCGACGCAACTCATATCGATCTCCAAGGCTCGACGTTCACCAACGCCTATGTGAGCGGTGGAACGATCGGCGGCGGAGTTGACGAAATCAGGGTCGGCTCGGGTCTATCCTTAGCCGGCGACCTCTTGACTGCAACGCTCAGCCCGGCCTTGGTCCCGAACTATCTGTCTGGCCTCAATATGTCCACGGCGGGCAGTTCTACGACGATGTCGATTGCTGCCGGAGCCGCAAACGATGCGACGAACGTCTCCCTGATGGGGCTCGCCGGAACCATCAACAAGACCACGGCATCTTGGGCAGTCGGCAACAACCAAGGAGGCCTCGATACCGGATCGATTGCCAACAATAACTGGTATCATTTTTACCTGATCCAGCGTCCGGACACCGGCGTGGTCGACGTCCTGATTTCGTTGAATGGGTCATCGCCCCCGAACTTGCCGGCGAACTATACGCTTTACCGCCGTATCGGGTCTGGCCGAACGAACGGATCAGGGCAGTGGGTATCGTTCACTCAGTTCGGTGACGATTTTCTCTGGCTCAATCCAACGGCGGAC